TTGTCCAGGCCGGAGAGGCTGGCCAGGTCGGCGGCCTGTTCCCACTCCCTGCGGGCAACGCCCATCTGTTCGGCGAGCTTCTTCTGTTCGGTGGTCATACCGCTGGTGGCAGCGGCCGCTTTCTTGAGGGCGGGCTCGTACTTGCCCACCGCACTGTTTGTCTTATCGATGGCGGCAAAAGACGCCATGGCTGTCTCATCTATCTGCGCAATGGTCTGTTGGTGTTTGGTCTTGAGGCTGGCCAGCCGCGAATCCCAATCCTTCATGTTGCGATCCAGATCAGGCATTATGGCAGCGGCGTTTTTGTGCAGATACCCGGCAGCGGACCCGGCGCCTGGGACATAATCCAGGCCGGAAGCCACCATCTCCAGAAATTTGGCATATACCTTTTTCAGCTCATCGATCACCTCGTACCAAGTGGACTTGATGTTCTCAGCCACCACGGCAAAGGCATAGGAAACGTGCTCCCAACCTTTTTCAATCCCGGCGAACAGGGAAACAAACACCTTGGGCAGCCCCTGCGCCGCGCCCTTGAGCAACTCCAGGGCATCGATCCCTACTTCTGCGGTCCACTTCAGGGCGTCCCGGATGCCCGAGTCGCCAAAGGAGACCAGCAAGGCGTCCCAGGTGTCGCCAAGATTCGAGAGCTTGCCGCCGAGGGTATCCATCTGATCCGCCATGGCCCCAGCGAACTGCACCTGCCCGATCTTCATCAGGTACTGTTCTATCTCCGCTGCATTCTTGCCGATGGTGGTGGAAACGCCCTGGAAGGTGAAAGAGACCTTGTCGCCTTTACTCTTGGCCTTGATGCCGAACTCCTTGAGCCGCTCAAACTCGCCGGTGGAGGCATCGGCCACCGCTTCGATCATCTGGTTTAACCCCTTACCCATGGCGCTGGCGGTGTTGCCGTAGCTCTCCATGGCCTCGCGGGAGGGGGTAAGACCCAGGGCGGACAGCTTGGTAAACGCCTGGGTGACTTCCTGGAGCTGGTATGGGGTCTTGGCCGCAAACTCCTGCAGAAAGCCCATGGCGGACTTGGCATTCGCGCTTGAGCCGGTAATGGTCTTGAGGGAGGCGTTGAGCTTCTCGAACTCGGTGATGGTGCCAACCATCTTGCCGGTGGCGATTCCGGCGATGGCGGCGGCAGCCGTGGCCATGGAGGCCTGCATCCCGGCCGCCATGGTGGCCATCTTCTTTTCCAGTCCACCCACCGACGCCTCGGCGCGTTTGAAGGCGGCGGCGGTGGTGTCCTGGGCGGTGATGGTGAGCTTGATGTCGTTATTGTTTCCCAACTTCCGCCCTCACTATTGGCTAAAACACACCTGCTCAATGGCGCGGAAGGCCGCAAACTCGGCGGCAATCTCTTCCTGGTCCACCGGGGAGGGAATACCAATCCTTGTCTCCACCACCGGCAGGGCTAAATAATCAAACCCGATTTTCCCGTTCATCGAGGCCCGCACCTGCGTCCGCATGGCCAGGGCCAGCATGATCGGCCTCCAGTTTTCAGGCCATACCTCCAGGGCTGCGGCATCTTCCTGCTCCCTGGCCTGCCGCTCCATATTTTCCTGTTCTTCCGCCGGGAGGCCGAAGGCGGCGGCGGCCTCAACCGCCTCGGCATCCATTCTCGCCGCCCTGTCCTTGCCGGACAGTAGGCGGGCGGCGGCCATCAGTTTTTTTTGCGCGATTCCATCATGGCTGAGATATACCCGCTGACTATCTCCCGGGCCGCCGCCGGGTAGTTATCCAGGAGCAAGGCAAAATTTTCCCGGTTGAACTCGGCATCAACCCCTTTCCAGCCGCAAACGATCTCTGAAAGGTACTCAGCGTCGTCCGCCTCGGCGGTGTAGCCCTTGATATACTGATCAAGATCAGACTTTGGCTTGTGCTTGAACTCGACATCAAGGAGGGTGTCCTTTTTTGCCCCAGGCATGGGGATGGAGATAGCGGCCCAAAAGGTCGGATTCGGTTGCAGCTTGAACATTTGTTGCTCCTTTTTTTTGTGGTGGCTGCGGATTACAGCATTACCACCTTGATTTCATCGTTGCCTGCGGAGGGGGTCAACCGCAGGTCCATGCCGAGCATGACCCTGCCTTCCACATCCTCGTACTTCGGGTTGGTGCGCTGCACGGTTGGCAGGTACACCATGGTTTTGTATCCATCCGTCGCGCCCAGCACCATGCCGATGGAGGTCAGGGTATTGGCGTCAATGGCGCTCTTCATGCTCACCTCGGCGGCGGCGTCCAGATCCAGGGTCATGTGGCCGGTGGCAGCGCGAGCGGTGATATCAACGGACTGACCGCCCAGGGTGGGGATGTACTTCACATCAGCGCCCTGGTTGAAGGTCAGGCCCCGCGAGGTGTAGGCCGTGCCTGCGGAAAGAGCGCCGGTGGCGTAGGTGCATCCGAGCAGGAACTGGCTGACGTTGGCCTGGGTGACCGCCACCGGGGCCTTGAACCCGGCGAAGGAAACGCCGGACGGGGTGGCCGCGCTCGGGCCGCCGTCTATGGCCCAAAACTTGAGCTTCATTACCGGCCTGTTTCCCACGCCCAGGTCGAAATCCACGGTGCCCCGAGCGCCGAGCGCCTTGTAGAGCACGCCGTCCGTGTAGTAGTAGATAGAGACAGACTCAAAGCCGGTGGAGACCGGGGTGTACTCCACACGGCCGGGGGTCAGGAGCACCGCCTCGGCAAACCCGCAGGCCCGGAGCAGCGGACCCCAGGCCGGAGCGGTACCGGCTGTGCCGCCGTTCTGGAGCTCCACTGTCATGGAAATTTCGAGATGCTTGTCGCCGACAAGCTGCTCTGATGCGCCCATGAATGGGCGCATCAGGTTGCGGTCCACATCGTCGCTGATCGGGTCGATGGACACATCGGAGACCAGGATGGCGTTGGCAGCGCCGGTGGGCACGACATCGGTGCCGTAGG